CTAGGATATATTAAGTCAGCACCAACATAGTCATCATTAAGCTTTATGCTTCCTGTAACCAAACTAGCGTCATGGTGCAGATTTAGATTTGTCTGTGTCTCAAGTGAGTATCGCATCACGAACCCATCTCTAAGACCATACATCTCTAAAGGTTTCCAATATCTTTCTACAGTTGGAACAATAAAGTCTTGCCATGCCTTTTCTAATTCTTCCCATAATCCTATTTCTTTCATGCGAATCTCCTGTGCAGGAAATTTGTCATAAGACAATGAACCCCAACCACCATTTTGATCTGCTAACTCTATCAATCTTTCACATTGTTCTTGTGTCATAAAATCTACTACAAGCATATCTTCTGATAGGTAATCTACTTTGTTATGAGGTATAAAATATGCACTTGAGGGTGCGTGAAATGCGTTGTACAGGCTTAAAAACTTAGCAGTGGTATCTTGACCCCCATTGCCATGATAAATGCATGAGCAACAGTTGGTTTCAGGATTGTTAAGCTGTTCTCCTAGCTTAATAGTGCCTTCAAAATGCGTTTGAAATATATAACACTCATAATCTATAGCTATATCAAAATCTCCATAAAGAAAACACTTATGAACATAGAGTTGATCATCATCCCAATGTTCTATTTTTTCATGGTTGTATAACTTCTTTAATTCTCCAACCCTGCCAATATAAGTTCCACTGTTTATGTATTTAAACCTTGTAGGTGCGTTTGGAAATTCTGTTGCTAGTTGATCATGTGGATAACAATATAACTCGCCACTAAAAACTATTTCTTTACTAAACTCTAAAAATCTTTCTGTAATTGTTTCAAGATCGTCAGCGTAAAAAACATCATAAGCATCCGTGAATAAAATTATGTCATCATCATGTAGGTGTTCTACATAATCTTTCATAAGGTTTATCTTCATGCCACCACCCAATGCTGACATATCAGTTCCTTCCCATTCTATATTTGTGCCTACATTAACTATGTCTATTCCGTATTTTCTAGCACTGGTGTTTACATAAGTACATTTCTTTCTGTCAGTGCCACAAGTAACTGCATGGACTTTGTAGGGTCTGAAAGGTTTGTTGTTTTCTATATCTGAATGAGAAACTTGTCTAGCCAATTGACTGCAAGCATCTTTTTTTAAAGCAACTATTTTAAGTGATGTGCTTTTAATGATCTCAGGCAAAAACTCATCAACAGGTATAAAGTCATTGTAATCTACTGTATGAATAAGTTTTTTTGCAGTGTAGGGATGAATGCAGTAAGCAGTCATGTTGTATGGATAGCTTGGCTTCTCTATTAAATCATTTATTGGTATAGCTTTATCAGGCTCATTTTCATTGCGTTGCAAATAAACAAAGTCATGCTCAGTTATTAATTCTGCGTATAAATTTTCATCCCATTGATCGTTAATCATTGCATCATCTTCCATCACAATGACTGGTTTATTTAACTCAATACATCTTTGCCATGCTTTTATATGTGATAGGAAACAAGCAACTTCATTTTGTTGTAAGGGTCTTTTTCTAAATGGGTCTAGCCAACCTTTTCTAGCTTCAATGTTTCTAAATATATTGGCTTCACCATCAATGGCTTGTATGTATTCAAAATTAAGTAAGTTGTTTTTTTGAAATGCAACTTTTCTGTCTGCTCTTTTGAGCAAAGATATAACAAGTTTTTTCATTTCTTAGCACTTTCAATCCTTTCTCTGAGAGATGTTGTAGAAAAGCTATGATTTCTACTTGTAAAATAGGTTTTATGCAAACCATGACCTGTAAATTTTTTATTCTTATAATCTTCACCGACAAACCTTATATCTATTTTTGTAGCTTCTAATAAATCTAATAAACTGCTTTCTGTGTCGTATGGCAATATTTCATCAACATATTTAACGGCTTTTAATTGTATATATCTTTCATACATAGATTGTATAGGCATATTTTTTTCTTTTCTGTCTAAAGATGGGTCTGTTTGCAATCCAACGATAAGATAATCACAATTCTCTTTAGCTTCCATAAGCATAACTATATGCCCTGAATGTAACAAATCAAAAGCTCCACAAGTAAAACCTTTTTTTATCATACAATAGCGTATATATCTCTTTGTTCTGTGTAGACAATGTAGCCTAAATCTTTAAGCATATTGCTAACATAGATATCATCAATATGTGTATGCTCTAATTTAATAAAGGTAGGTTTTATGTGCCATGTGTAAGCATCAAGAATATTCATTTCATGTCCTTCTGCATCAATCTTAAGGTAATCCACAGACTCTAAATCGTATTTATTAATTAAATCATCTAGGGTTGTGCAAGGTACATCTAACCTTTCATTAATAAGTCGTTGGTTTGGAAAGATATCAAAAATTCTTTCTCCTCTATGGTGATCTTGGACTATGCTAGAAATACCTCTTTGCCATTGATCTTCAGGTCTGTTGTTTTCTCTAGCTTCAGCAAAAGATACATGACCTGTGTAATCTGTAATGGCTACATTATCTAAAAAAAGATTTTCTCTATGCTTAATGTCTTTGCATATATCTTCTAAGTTTTTAAAGTATGTAGGAGCAGGCTCGCACATAACCCCAGTCCATTCACCACTTTCTATAAGTGGAATGTTTGTATCAAAATCACAAGTACCTATTTCTATAAATGTTTTCATCTCCATTTTGGACCCTCTATCCATGCTACAAGGCTTTTTCTTATGCCTTTGGTTACTGGTTTTACACAATGACTTATTACGGATGGGAAAGCAAGAACAGTACCCCTGTTTCTTAGTTCTTGTGCGTTTGGTTGTTCATATTGTTTGTCAAATACAAAATCACCACCCTCATAATCTTCTGAATCTGATAACTGCACAGTAATGCTTATTTTTCTATCGTATTGACTAGAATTACCCCAAAAGGTATCAAAGTGCCAGTCATAGAAGTCTTGTTGTTCTCCATCATAGATGGTGTATTGTATTTGGTGCAAAGAGGTTATATTAAAACCGAAAGCGTTTCTATTTGCCTGTGTTGCATAATCAAAAAGTATTTCATGGATAAATTTAGAGTTAACATCAGTAGGCTCTATCCATCTTACAGTTGAGCTTCTTACTTTGTTATTTTTTGTAGCAACGTCTGAACCGACTGTTGCATCTTGTACTTTATAATATTCACATTCAGCAATGATTTGATTGCATAGATCATTGGGTAAGGCTTTATCCCACATCTGCCATATGGCGTTCATAGACTCTCCTAAGTTATGATTTTTACATCATAGCATATTTATATGCTCTTGTTACCCTTCTAAAGCTGTTATACGGGACTCTAATGACTCTATTAATGTTTGTTGTTCTTGTACAAGTTTTAATAATGGAACTGCTAACAATTCATATCTAATACCTGCTAAATTTGTTTGTGTAACAGTTTCATTGCCATCATCGTCTGTAGTTCTGTTTACATCATAAAAACACAAAATATTATTTTCAGACTCAACATCTTCAGCTATTAAGCCCACCTCTAAGATATTGGTGTGTTCAGTTTCTGAATATGAACCATCTTCGTTTTTTAATCTTTTGTTAAATGTTTTTGGCTCTAAATTTAACAACCATGAAACATCAGATAAATCTTGTATGTTTGTTTTTGATGCTCTAACGGAAGCAGCATACCCTAGCTCACCTTGATCTTCTGCATATACTGCTCTATGGGTTGCGTATGTATCATTTGAGAATGCAGCTTGTATTCTTACTAACCCGTCATTTCTCAATGATATATTTGCTGCACTATTCCAAGCCAATGTATCACTAATTTTCATAATTAGATTTGCATAACTACTAGTACCATTAGAACTAACTACAATTCCAAATTGTGCATTGTTAGTACCAGCTCTGCCGATCTTCAATCCTGTGTCAGCACTGTTACCAGTTCTAATTTCAAAACCAAAGTTATCTGTGGCTGTTGCTGGGCGAAACAAAGCTGTGCCAATTGAATTTAAAACTGAACCATCATAAGTAAGACCTGACTCTGCGTTTGCAGTTGCACCACCTGTCGCTGTAATTACTCGGTTGTTTACATTGTTGCTTATCGTTACTGAGCCTGTAGGTCCTGTAGGTCCTGTAGGTCCTGTAGGACCAGTAGCACCAGTCTGTCCTTTCTGCCCTTTCGCTCCTGTGGGTCCAGTGCTACCAGTTGGACCAGTGGGTCCATTCGGTCCTGTTGGTCCAGTTGGTCCAGTTGCACCTGTTTGACCTTTTTGTCCTTTAGCACCAGTCGGACCAGTTGGACCTGTGCTTCCAGTTGGTCCAGTTGCACCTGTTTGACCTTTTTCTCCTTTTTGACCAGTTGGACCTGTACCACCTGTCGGACCAGTCGGACCTGTGCTTCCTGTTTCTCCCTTCTGACCTTTTGCTCCACTTGGTCCAGTAGGTCCAGTGCTTCCTGTAGGTCCAGTTGGTCCAGTATCACCAGTGCTTCCTACCTCTCCTTTCTGACCCTTAGCTCCTGCAGGACCAGTCGGACCTGTCGGACCAGTTCCACCTGTTGAACCAACCTCTCCTTTCTGTCCTTTTGCACCTTCTGAACCTGTAGGTCCAGTTGGTCCAGTTGAGCCGACTTCACCT